CTGCCAGCCTGCTCGCTCCTACCGACTGGAAGGTGACCCGCGCTGCTGAAGGCGTGAAGGCTGTGGACGCTGACACGCTAGCCGCACGCGCTGCAATTCGCGCTGCGTCTGATGCGAATGAGACCGCCATCAAGGCTTGCACTACTGTCGAGCAACTTGCTGCGCTGCAACTTAACTGGCCTAAGTAAGAGGTAAATCGTGAGCCTGGAAGTCACCAAAGCCGCAACCGCAGCCCAGTACGGAGGCAGCGCGAGCGCCGTTTACTTCGGATTAACTGCGAATGAGATCGCGGCGTTTGGTGGCCTCATCATCGCCATCATCGGTTTGGCGGTGAATATCTGGTACAAGCACCAGCACCTGAAGATCGCCAAGGAAAAGGCTAAGGCCGACGAGGAGTAGAAAATGCTGGACTGGCTGCTCGCATTCATCATGGCAAGTGGCCTCGTCGCAGCGTTGATCGCTCTAATCAAACTCGGCATATGGGTGTTAATGTGATATGGACCCGATTACCGCATTTGCCACAGCGCAGGCTGCGGTCGCCGGCATTCAAAAAGCGCTAAAGCTCGGCAAGGATATCCAAGGGCTTGTTGGCGAGTTTGGCAAATTCTTCGATGCCAAAGACGTTGTCCAAAAGGCCGCCAACGACAACGCCAAAAAAGGCCAGTCAGATACTGGGCGGGCGATGGAAATCGTGATGCAGGCCAATGCTCTGCGCGAGGCCGAGGAGCAGCTAAAGCATCAACTCGTTTATGGCGGCTATCCAGAACTCTGGGAGCAGATGCTTATCGAGCGCATGAAGATCAAGCAGGCCCGCGAAAAGGCCGAGCGCGCTGCGAGGATTGAGCGTAAACGCGTAGTGGCTCAGAGGCTTTTAGTGGCCCAGATTGTTGGCGGTGCCATCACGGTCATTATCCTTGGCACTATCGTGATTTTCATCATCCAGCAGGCAATGTCGTGAGCGACGAGAAGATCAATCACAATAGTCTGATCGAGAAAGTTCTCGGCTACGTTGATTCCCCGTTCAAGTTATTCGCCATATTGCTCATGGCGATCTTTGCGTTCGTGGGCTACTTCGTTTGGCAGAACCAAGCGTTTCTAATCGGCGCCTACAAGGAAAAGCAAAAGCTGCCAAGCATCGCAGAGGATCGGGTTGAGGACGCCGCGGCGCATTTGTTCAAGAACACCGACGCGCAGGTGGTGGCGATCTTCAAGGTAAACCCGATGTTTGGCAACCGCGTCCTGTATCGCGCTTACACAAAACAGGGCCGCGAGAAAGAACACGAGGGGCTGGACGTCGGACTTTTCACGACGAACGTGGCGAACAATAAGGACGTCGTTGCCCTTATGGCCGGAGAGATTCCTTGCGGTCCCTACAAAACGGCGCAGTCTGAGATTGGCCTTTGGTACATAGAAAAGGGCGTCACCTACGGCTGCCGCGTTGGCGTTCCGCCAGAGCCTGGCAAGCTGGTCGGTCAGATCACAGTGGGATGGAAAGAAGAGCCGCCGGACGTTGACCAGTATCGCGTCCTTTTGCAGATTGCAGCAACCATGCTTTCAAGGAGCAAACAGTAATGGAATGGCTTAAACAGATTGCGCCCACGGTGGCGTCTGCACTTGGAGGCCCGCTAGCCGGAATGGCTGTTTCTGCCATCTCTAAGGCGATTGGCGTGGAACCTGACAAGGTTCAAGATGTGATTTCCACTGGCAAGCTGGACTCCGAGCAGATCGCTCAGATCAAGATTGCCGAGATCGACCTTCAGAGGCAGGCCAACGAGCTGGGCCTGAACTTTGAGAAGCTCGCGGTGGACGACAGGAAATCTGCCCGTGATATGCAGATGGCGACCCGTTCTTGGGTTCCTCCTGTACTGGCGGCGTCTGTAACGGTTGGCTTTTTTGCCATCCTGATCGGCATGATGTTTGGGAAAATGTCGGTGGCCGATAACACGGCTCTTACGATGATGCTCGGATCTCTTGGCACTGCCTGGACAGGAATCATTGCTTACTATTTCGGATCGTCCGCTGGATCTCAAGCTAAAACTGAAATGCTGGGGAAGAAATGAAAGAGAACTTTGACAAAGCGTTGGCTGCCATCCTCCACCACGAGGGAGGATTCGTAAACCATCCCAAAGATCCAGGCGGCATGACTAATTTGGGCGTGACTAAACGCGTCTGGGAGGAGTGGGTCGGCCATGAAGTGGACGAGAAAGCCATGCGAGCCCTGACGCCTGAAACTGTCGGTCCGATGTACAAAACGAAGTATTGGGACAAAATTCGAGGCGACGACCTGCCGACTGGCGTGGATTACGTCGTATTTGATGCGGCTATCAACTCCGGCCCAGGCCGAGCCGCCAAGTGGCTGCAGACTGTTGTGGGGGCCGTGCCGGATGGGGCCATTGGCGCGGGCACTCTGGCGAAGGTTGGCGCTATGCCTGCGGCCGACATTGTGGAAAAATACCAAGAAACCCGTCTGCAGTTCCTTCAGAGCTTGCCGACGTGGGATACCTTTGGCAAGGGCTGGGGTCGTCGCGTTGCGGAAGTCGAAGACGCGGCCGGAAAGATGCTCGCTTAAAACAACATGGCTACAAACCTAAATCAGCAAATTCAGGTGCCTGCGCTGCCCGACATCGGGTCGGCGCCGCAGGCATACGACCGCGGGTTTGTAGACCAGAGCAACGGCGTTCTTCGCGTATTTCAGCGGAGACTTTTAAGCGCTCTTGCGGCTTTGTTTGGTCCTCGCGGTGGACAGTATGTGAATACTCCTTATGGCGCGTTTCAGGACTCGACCGATCAGACTGATGGCTCCACTGCTGTAGCGTATTACTTCCGTTACAACACGACGGATTTCAGCAACGGCATTTCTTGCGTTTCACGAACCGCTTCATTCACGGGCTCAATTGCCACGACGACGCTGACAGTCTCGGCGATTTCTGCAGGTGCGATTTATCCGTCGATGCAGCTTACCGGAACCGGCGTAACGGCTGGCACACGCATCGTTGCGCAGCTTACGGGCACCACTGGCGGGGCTGGAACTTATACGGTTTCCGTTTCGCAAACTGTTTCATCTACGGCCATAACTGGCGATCTGCCGTCAAAAATTCTTGTTTCGCAGTCTGGCTTTTACAACGCTCAATTTAGCGTTCAGTTTGCAAACAACAGCAACGACGGACAAGACATCGACATATGGTTTCGCAAGAATGGAACAGATGTCGCCGGCTCAAATAGTCAGTTCGGAATCCCGGCTAGGAAATCAACTGGCTCACCTGCAAAACTGATTGCTGCGATGAATTTTGTTCTTGATCTTGAAGAAAACGATTATTTTGAAATCATGTGGCGGGTAACAGACTCCAATGTCTCAATGGAGCACTTTAACGCCGTAACGGCTAGTGGTAGCACGCCAGCAATTCCTGCGACCCCGTCTATCATCCTGACGGTGTCCTTCATGTCTAACCAATCGGCCTGATTTATGCCCTACATCAAACTGCAGATTCCTCCGGGCGTCTACCGTAACGGCACCGAATACCAATCGGCAGGCCGTTACTATGACGCCTCTCTTGTTCGCTGGTTTGAGGGGACCATGCGTCCGGTTGGCGGCTGGCGTAAGCGCAGCACTTCTCAGATGACCGGAATGTGCCGCGGCTTTCTGAACTGGCGCGATAACAGTGGTAACCGCTGGATTGCTGCCGGCACGCATTCCAAGCTGTACGCCATGAATGAGGCTGGGACCTTGAAGGACATTACGCCTTCAGGCTTCACGGCTGGCGCCGCTGATGCCATCTCTAAAATTGGCTACGGGTACGGCCCTTATGGCACCTACGCCTATGGCGTTGCGCGCCCTGACACCGGATCTGTGGCGCCTGCCACGACGTGGAGCCTTGATACCTGGGGTGAATATCTGGTGGGCTGCTCCAACGCTGACGGCAAACTTTACGAGTGGCAGCTAGGTTTTGCCACGCCCACGCTGGCCGCTGCGATTGCGAACGCTCCGACCGGAAACGAGGCCGTAATGACGACCTCGGAGCGGTTCGTGTTCGCTCTGGGCGCGGGTGGCAATACCCGTAAGGTGGCCTGGTGCGATCAGGAGGACAATACCGTTTGGACGCCGGGAGCCGATAACCAGGCCGGAGACTTTGAGCTGACCACTGTCGGCGATATCAAATGCGGCAAGCGCGTTCGCGGTCTCAGCATCATCTTTACGGATGTGGATGTGCACACGGCGACCTATGTCGGTTTGCCCTATGTGTACAGTTTTGAGAAGGTTGGCTCGGCCTGCGGCGTGATTTCCTCGCAAGCTGTGGCCGCAATTGAGACGGCCGCTATCTGGATGTCACGCTCCGGCTTCTGGTCATATGACGGATATGTCAAGCCTCTGCCATGTGACGTTGCGGATTTCGTGTTTCAGGACATCAACTACACCCAGGCCAGCAAAATCTACGCCGTGAATAACAGCAAATATGGCGAAATCTGGTGGTTCTATCCGTCTGGGCAATCGACAGAGAATGATTCTTATGTAGTTTATAACTACCGCGAGAACCATTGGGCTATTGGCGATCTAGCGCGCACTGCTGGAACAGATCGCGGCGTTTTTGCCAATCCGCTGATGGTTTCCACAGACGGCTACGTCTACGAGCACGAAGTGGGATACGCCTACGATTCAGCCGTTCCGTTTGCAGAAACCGGCCCCGTGGAGCTGGGTAACGGTGATCAGACTATGTCGGTGCGCCAGCTTATCCCTGACGAGCAGACGCTGGGCGAGGTTCAGGTGTCCTTTAAGGTACGTCAGTATCCGATGGCAACGGAAACGACTTATGGCCCATATACCGCCTCGCAGCCTACGGATGTGCGTTTTTCTGGGCGCCAGGTTAAGGTCCGCTACACCGGAGCGGTGCTGGAGGACTGGCGCGTAGGTGTGCCTCGAATGGAAGCGGTTGCCGCGGGACAGCGTTGATGGACGAGCAAGAGTTCCAAAGATGTGCCAAATACCTGGAGGCGGCGTTAGAATACTCTGGAGGGACACACGGAATTGATGACATTGCGGAGGGTGTTCGAGAGGGCAGGTTCCAGTTTTGGCCTGCTCCTAACTCCGCAGCAATTACCGAGATCATTGTCTATCCGCGACTGAAAGAGCTTTATTGCTTTTTGGCTGGCGGCGACCTCGATGAACTCAAGGTTATGCGACCCTACGTCGAAACTTGGGCGAAGCGTAACGGTTGCAGTCGGGCAACCTTTGCCGGCCGCAGAGGCTGGGAGAGGACCTTTATGAAAGATGAAGGCTATGAGCCACAATGGTTCGTAGTAAGCAAGGAGCTATAAGTGGCGACACGTCTATCCTATTACAGCGGCGACAATGACATCTACTCTCAGCTGATGGCGCAGCTCGAGCAGGAACAGCCGTATTACAGCTACGCTCCTGTGAGCGCTGGACTGCTTGGGGGCGGCGGCTACGATCCCTCGCTATATAACAGATCGGCTGGCGCCGCGATTACCGGAAACTACTCCGGCTTGCTTGGAAGCGCCGGCGGCTTTGGCGGTCCCGGTATGACTTCATCCCCTAGCGGTTTTGCCAACAGTAACTCTCTCACTGGCGGTCTTTTGGGTGCGCTGATCGGCCAGCAGGCTCCTGCTCCCGTTACGGATCTGAGCACGATGTCGCCTGGTGCAATAGCAGAAGCAATGGCCGCCATGAATGCAGGTCTTGATATTGGCTTGGCTGGTCAGTCTGGTATTGCAGATGCTGCTTCTGGCATTTCCATGGGCGAAAGCATCGGTGCTGGCGGCCCTGGTAGTGGCGGCGGTGCAGATAACGGTGGCGATGTCGGTATGGGTGACGCAGCATCCGCCGCAGCCGATGCCGTCGGCGTCGCTGGTGGTGACGTTGGAATGGGTGACGGCGGTGGCGGCGGTGGTGGCGGTGGTGGAAAAATCATTTGCACTAAGCTGTAC